TAGCCATAGATGTATAGCACATCTCCTCCTGTTTTTGTAAAATTTGAAATCTCAATTCTAAGAATAGCGTTTTTGCAGGTGGTGGCTGGATTTACATTGTAATTAACCGCACAAAATCTTGCTCCAGAGCCAGCGAATGTTATTCTAACAAACCCCGTGGCATTATCCTTTGCCACGCTTGCGCTGGGCGTATAATAAGACAAGGAAGTTGCCGCGTTAGCAGGAGCGTTATTCGTTGCCGTACTTGGCACGCACGATATTGGTTGATTCGGTGTAATCATTCGGTCAGAAGTTCAAAGGTTGTCATTCCTGTTTTGAGGTTATGCTCCACGCTCATAATCCATCCTCTTGTGCCGTTCACAACGATATAGTTCGTTGGGTTGTTGCTTATTTGATTGAATTGCGCTCGGTCAATCGGATATTCAAACGAGAGTGATTTTGCTATTTTAATCGGCAAGTTATTACTCAAAAGGTAGCCTGCATAACGGAGGCCCAAGGGCGCACGAAACAAGTAATTCCTGGCCGCAAATGGATGGATGCACGAACCGGCATAGGTGAAGGAGATGGGGTCAGTCAATAATGCGTTTTGTTGATATATAGGGCTTATTGTCCCCGTCTGAATCATATTTAGCACAGTCTTTGGCGTTGTTGCTGCATCCACGTCTTCTTCAAACAAAAACCATTTGTTCTCTTGGTTTACCGAAAAACCATAGTACAAGCCTCCCGTTGGAGCCGCCGTAAGAATTTGTCCATTGTAATAATCATTCGGTATAAGAAAAAACGAGGATGTTCCAGCATCGCTATCTGCGCATTGAGCAGACGCATAGCCTGCGTCTTGATAAAAAACAGAGGCATTGTTTAGGGTTGAATTGGCGTAATTTAATACCGAGAACACTAACGGGTTATCGCTCTTTAGCATCACGTCTTTTGCATCGCTAATAGAGGCAGACTGGGCGTTGCTGAAAAAATAAGGCTGCGTGTCTGCCCTTAGATATAGCTGCGTGCCAACTCTCGTGAACGAAAGGCTTAAATTAAAGAATGCGTTCATACCCATAAAGAGTTGGGTGAACGATATAGAAGGCATTGACGCAGATGGCTCTATCAATGACGCATTGCTTGTGTAAAGATTATTGGCTCCGTATGTTGCATCAATGGTTTGAACAACCGTCACCGTGCTGGCTCCTGCAAGGACATTGATTTCCGTGAAGGTTGTTTGGTGGTAGAAATAGACCTCAACGAAATGGTCAACCCCATCAGTCGTTGCTCTTGCCGCATACGGGAATATAATGTCTTGATAACTATTGCCCCCAGAGTCGGTGAAAAACTGCTGACTGATAACCGTGGCAATAGCCTGGGCATAGGTGGCGTTGTCTGTTACGGCAAATAGCGGTGGCCCAATAAAAACCCTTGTGACATTATTTCCATAAATATCAACCCATTTCATTTCTAATGGAAATCCAGCCCCTCCAGCATATACGCATTGAAGCTTAATGAATTGAGGTCGGTAATTGGTGTTTGTGAAAATGTCGCTTTGGAAAATGGTCGTGTTATCGGTTAGGTAACTAACGACATACTGAAACAAATCCGACATCTTAAAGGCGAACTTGTTTCCATAGGCCGTACCCGTGTAAAATTGATAAGAAGCACAGTTACTCAATCCTTGCCCATTTACGGTTTGCCCATTCACCGAGTTGATTGGAACAAGCAAGTCCTTCATCCGAATCAATCTCCCTTGAACGGTATCGTCCTCCACCGAGCAAGTCGCAATACACTTGTAGGAGTTGAACTCCACATCGCTCAAGTAAATCAGGCCACGAAAGTTCAAGCCATCGTTGCAGTCCTCAATGATTTGGCAGGGAATCTCTTTGCATAAGTCGTTGGCCTTGTAATAGGCATAAAGAATCTCATAGCCATCGCCCCAAAACTCCAAGTCCGAAACCATCGTTGTGAATAGGCCGGGGAGGTCCTCATTCCGCTGGATGGAAATCGCCGTTTCTTGGAGGCCCATTGGCTCGTTGGCCAAGGTCTGCCCGTCAAGTATTACCGTGAAACTCGCCATTACCAAGCCCTCCTTCTATGGACCTTGTGAGCCGTCCTTGGTTTGCGGAGAACTTTGTCAAAGTCATCCCAATTCGCAATCTTCACGCTCTTGTTCTTTCGGATAGCATCAATCATCTCAAAGTTGTTCAGTTCAAGGGATGCTCCAACATTGTCGGCAAAGGAACGCTTGGTGCCGCTCATTGCGTCAATGTATCGCTTGGAAACAAACTCCTCAAAGTTATTGTCACGGATGGCTTGAAGGACGGGCTTGTATCGCTTGGTTTCATCGGCGGTCATCACCGACTCTCCACGAGAGAGCCTTGCAGGAATGCTGTCGGATGTGCCGGTGCCAGGGCCGTTCAAGTCAATAACCCCCTCCTTGAATCCCTCTGGGAACTGAGCCGAATCAATAAGACTCATTTGCTTGATCGCCATAGCCCCAATCGCAAAGGCCGCAAGCGCACCTCCAATCGGCCCAAGTTCGCTGAAAGCACGAACAATAGCGGATGCGCTATTTATTAAGACATTTACCTTTTGGGTCTTCTTGTTTTGCTCAAATTGTTTTTTCTCAATATCCGCAAGTTCTGCGTTGTATTGCTCCTCTGAAATCAATCCTTGGGCAAGCTTGTTGTCAAGAGCGGTCTTTTGGTTATTAAACTCCATCTCTTGAAGCTGGGTGAATTGGCCGTATAAATCACCAGCAGCATTAACGAATTTGCCGACCTCTTTTACATTCTCCTCAAACAAGGCTTGGTCACGATTTGCCGTAAGAGCGTCAATCTCTTCTTTAGTCCTGCCATAGACCTTCGCTTCGGCGATTAGTTCTCCATAGTATTTGCGAATAGCCTTCAGTCGCTTGTCCAACGAATTTCCCTCATATCCATCCAGGCCGTCTTGAAGTCGCTTGTAGAACTCGGCATAATCCTCGGCCTCCTTCTTCTTGCCATCGTTAAAGTCGGTGTCAAGCTTTTGCATTTCAATGTTGGCCTTGGCGAAGATGGCCTCAATCTCTTTGACCGATTTGCCTTGTATCTCAGCATTCTTAGCGGCGAGTCTTGCCTTAGCCATCACCAACGCTTTCTCAAGTTCAAGCCTTCGGTCCGTTCCTTCTTCGTGAAACTGAATCTCTGTTTCAATTCCTGCAACAACATCCTCCAGGCGTTGAGCGGTCAAGTCTTTGATGTCTTTGCTGAGTTTCTCATAAGCCTCAAATGACACGGCTACTTCCTCGGTGAAATCGGGTGCATTAGGGTCAAAGGATCCAATCATCTTCGTTGCCTTCTCCAAGTCTTTGTCAAGCTTTGCAAGGTCAAGCCCCATTTGATTCGGTGTTCCCGCCTTCTCAAGCTTTACCAAGTCCTTACGGGCCTGAATGAGCTTTATGAGCTGGTTGTAATACGCCGTGGTTCCTTCGGTGGTTTTGAGCAATCGGGTTTCCTCAAGAGCAACTCGTTCTTTGGCCGCTGCAATGGCATCGCCTTCCTGCTTTTCGGTTTCCTTGTTTTTGATTCTTATTTCCTCCATCCTATCCAAAATAATCTGATAGGCTTTGCCTTTAACTCGGAGTTGGTCGGTCCCTGCCTTGCCCAAACTAAGGAGATGTTCGGTGTCTTTCAGTTCTGCCGCAATACTTTCTCTCTTTTCCTCAAGTTGCTCAAGGGTCAATCTGTTAAACTCTGCCTGAGATGAAGCGGCTTTTTCGTTTAGCATTTCAACCTTAATAGCAGTTGCCTTACTCGCATCCCCTATGTTCTCGTATTCGCCAGACAAAGCATAAACAATCGCTTGTTGTTTCCTTAATTCTTGGTTCAATACTTTTTCGGTATAAAGCTGTGCGGTCAGCAAATCTTTTATTCCCGGATTGAATATTCCGTTAAGACCAACGGCAATGCGTTCCAAAAGGCTTAATCGTTCGTTGGTGAGTGAAAGATTAAGCAGGTCTATGGCTTGTGTGAGTTCTGTCGTAAAAGAGATGATTGTTTGGAAGTTTGCCTCGCCAAGGGATAACTTGAATCTTTCCCACGAGTTCGTCACTCTTGTCAAAGACGCATCCAAAGAACCCGATTTTCCTGCAACGGCAGGGGCAAAAGTTTCTTCTAATACTCGTGCAAATTCAGGCAAGATTTCAGCTGATATGATTTTGCCGTTCTCAAGCAACTTTGTGAAGCCAAGGTTGGTGACTTGTTGGGCGGGGTGAAGGCGGTTGTATGCCTTGGTCATCAAGTCGGATGCACCCGGCAACGCTTCACCTAACTGCCTGCGTAATTCTTCCGCAGCAACCACCCCCTTGGACAACATTTGCTGCAAGGCGTAGAATGATCTTTGGGTTTGAAGCGAGTTCGCTCCTGCTCCTCGTAATGCAATCGCCACCTTGGTGAACATCCCTTCGGATTCTTTGGCCGAGAACCCTGCCATCTTTGCGGCAATCGCAAAACTTGAAAATCCATCGCCAAGTTCTTGGAATCCTATGCCGAGCTTTTGGGAAGTATCATAAAGCCTGTCAAATGCTTCTCGCCCACCGGTAACGCTGCCAAAAACGAACGAAAGTCGGTTTTGCATAAGCTCAACCTTTCTTGTCGTATCAACAACGGATGCCCCAAATTCCAACAATGACTGTATGCTAAAGGCGGCAATGAGCCTACTTTGTAACTGACCCAACACCCCGGAAAGCCCATTTGTTGAATTGGACGCTTGACCAACCCCGTTCACATAACGATTGTAACTGTCGGTTATATTCTTGACATAAGTCCTGTTGTCCTGAATGTGCTTATTATTCTCAACAAGCTTAGTGTTTAGGTTCGTTACATTCTTTACGCTTTGGTCAAGGGTTTTGCTATGGTTATTGTGAACCGTGTTGTTTTGAGTTAGTTTTATGCTGTTGTCTTGAACAGCCTTGCTATTAGCCACAACGACATCGGTTTTGGCTTTTTTTGCCGTCCCTGCTCTTTGGGTGGCTTGGGCATTGTCGTTTTGAGCCTTGGTATTTTGCTCGGTCGCTTCCGTGGCCGCTTTTATGATTTGTCGGCTATCATTAACAACCTT